ACGCTAAGGTCCGGAAATCTTCCACTCACTCACAAACAATGCTCAAATCTGTGCATAACTAAACGAACGACGACAATTCAAATGACGACGAACGAACAAATGCACCAGGCATTAAAAATCTAAACATATCCGGTCCCGGCTATTGCCGCACCTAACGCACCTCACAGCCTCGTGGCTCACTCCGGTGGTGTTAGGAGGGGTCGTAGAACCCCTCCTTACCAAAGTCTCTATAAACACAATTCTTACAAATACTTAAATTCCTCCCTTTTTAAGGGAGGACACAGGAGGGTTACTTGACATTAAAAATTCAATACTCATTATCATTCAAACATTATTGCGCTTAGCGCAGAAAGAGAGAACAAAATGATCTTAAAAGCTTATTCAATCCGTGATGCCAAAGCAGAGGTATTCAACACACCCTTCTTTCAAAAAACTCACGGAGAAGCTGAACGTAACTTCCAACAACTCGTCAAAGACGGTAAATCTATGGTTGCACAATATCCTGAAGATTATGATCTGTACTATCTTGGTACTTATGATGATCAAACAGGAACTATTGATCCACTAGACACACCGCAACATATAACCAAAGCAGTTACCGTAAACAAACAATAAAAAATTGGGCCTAATTACTACTTCCTTGTTGTAATTAGGCCCAGTAACACCGATACTATCGGAGTCACACAAAAGGAGCATTATATGCGACGCAGGAAAATGGGTAAATCTAAATCAAGAAAGGTGTTTCGAAAAAACACCGGAGTTCACAAACTCAATACAATGAATCCCAGATCAATGCGCGGTGGAATCCGCCTCTAAAATAAAGGACTGAGCTATGCGATGTCTCTATCCCAGGACTGTCGGCTTTCAAGCTGACGGAAAAACTATTGCCTGGACAAATAAAAAATACTCGCCTGAGTACCCATCTTTCCAATTACCATGCTCTAGATGCATTGAATGCCGCTTAGAATATTCCAGACAATGGGCAGTACGCTGCGTACATGAAGCTAAAATGCACGAAGATAATTCATTTATTACATTAACCTACGATGATAACCATCTGAAATCAGATCGTTTAATATATTCAGACTTTCAATTATTTATGAAAAAATTGAGAAAAACACAAAACGAACCGATAGGGATGTTCGTAACAGGTGAATATGGAGAAAGAAAAAAACGACCTCACTGGCACGCCATCATCTTCAACTGGCGACCAAGAGATTGCGAATACAAGTACACATCTGATCGTGGAGACACTGTCTTTACTAGTGCCACCCTTACTAATCTATGGGGGAACGGCAATGCGGAGCTTGGTTCAGTCACTTTCGAATCTGCTGGTTATTGCGCTCGCTACGCGGCTAAAAAACTGGTACACGGCGAAGACGTCGAAAAATACCAACCCATCTCAAAAAAATCTTCCAAAAACGCAATCGGAAAAAAATTCCTAGAAAAATACTGGACAGATATCTTTAATTACGGTTACGTTATTCTCGATAACGGAACAAAATCTTCAATCCCTCGCTATTACGAAAAATGGTTAAAGGAAAATCAATATGAAGCATGGAAAAGATACATTAGTGATATCAAGTATCCTCGCATTGAAGCAGCAACCCTTCGATCAATTGCAGAACAAGATAAATACAATAAAATCACTTATGAAAGGGGTTTCAGATTGCCAGGAATTACGCGCGCCCAAGCGCGGAAAAAGATTATCGACCAAAAATTCGAACAATTACAAAAACATTTAAAAGGAGATATCTAAAATGTTAGGAAACAGAAATTCACAGCACTCATTTGCACAAATCCCTGATGTAAAAATCGGACGATCTCAGTTCAATCGTTCATTCGGTATTAAAGATACATTCGATTTTGACTATTTAATTCCAATCTTCGTTGATGAAGTAATTCCAGGCGATACATTCAACCTTTCCATGCAAGCATTTGCCCGACTTGCTACTCAAATTGTTCCAGTAATGGATAATATGTATGTTGACTATTTCTTCTTTTTCGTACCTAATCGACTCACTCTTACAAATTGGGAACGTCTTAATGGGGCACAAGATGACCCAGCTGACACTACTGACTATATTCTTCCCACTCTTACTTTTGCTGCTGGTAAACCAGATGTCGATTCAATTTATGATAAATTCGGACTTCCTACAGATATTACTGCTGGCTATACTTTGCCTAATACTTTGCCTTTACGCGCGTATAACCGAATTTGGCGAGACTGGTTTAAAGATCAGAACCTGCAAAACGACATCGTACAAAATGTCGACGACGGTCCCGACGCCGAAGCAGACTATACACTTTTAAAACGTGCAAAAAAGCATGACTATTTTACATCATGTCTGCCTTGGCCTCAAAAAGGCGACGCTGTCGAATTACCTCTCGGAACTTCCGCACCTGTAATTGGTGACGGAACTACAATGGGTTTAACTGATGGAACTACATCTTGGGGTATGACTGGTTCTAGCTCTTACGGGGTTGGCGGTAACGCTGCTTCTCTTGGACAAAACATCGCTTCATCTGGCGGCGTAAACATTGGTGTAACAAACCTCGGTCGAATCGGTATGTCGACAAACGCCGCAGACTCTGGCGTAATCGCAGACTTATCTACCGCAACCGCTGCAACCATTAACCAATTACGTCAAGCATTTATGATGCAATCTCTGCTTGAACTCGACGCACGCGGAGGAACTCGCTATGTTGAAATCTTACGCGCTCATTTCGGAGTTATCTCACCCGATTTCAGATTACAACGTTCTGAATATCTTGGTGGTGGCACTTCTCAAATTAACGTTCACTCTGTTCCTCAGACTTCACCAACTTCTGGTTCGAACGCTCAAGGCGCTCTTGCTGCTTATGCGACAAGCTCTGTATCCGGAAACATTGGTTTTTCTAAGTCCTTCGTGGAACACGGATACGTCATCGGACTGGCGTGTGCCCGAGCAGATATAACTTACCAACAAGGCCTCAATAAAATGTGGCTACGTTCAACACGTTATGACTTCTTCTGGCCGAAACTACAACAACTCGGCGAACAAGCTGTAACTAACAAGGAAATCTATGTTCAAGGTACTTCAGCAGATGCTCTTGTATTCGGTTATCAAGAACGTTATGCCGAATATCGCTACAAACCATCTGAGATCCATGGTCGATTCCGCTCTACTTATGCATCTGCTATTGACCAATGGCACTTAGCTGAAGAATTTTCTTCATTACCTGCATTAAATGCTGCTTTCATTGTTCAAAATACACCTATTGAAAGAGCTATTGCTGTCGATACTGAACCTGATATCTTATTCGACGCATACTACAATCTTAAATGTGCCCGACCAATGGCAACTTACTCACAACCTGCAACCTTAGGAAGGTTCTAAAATGGGTAATCCCTTTGATGATTTATCAAATCTCAAAGAATCCTCAGGTCTTGGAGGTTTCCTCCAAGAAACCTGGGGCAATTATACTGGAATGAATCAACAAAATGCTGCGAACGTTGCAGCAGCCAGTAAACAAATGAGATTCCAGGAAGCTATGTCCAGTTCTGCACACCAACGCGAAGTTAAAGACCTTCGTGCCGCCGGATTAAACCCAATGATGTCAGCTATGGGAGGCGGTGGAGCTAGCTCCCCACAAGGAGCATCTAGCCAAGCTGGCTCTGTTTCTATGGAAGGACTTGTATCTTCCGCTATAGCATTAAAACAAATGAAAGCTGATGTTGCGAAAGCAGAATCAGAAACACAATTAAATAAAGATGCTCAACAAAAAACAAAACAAGATACAAAAATCGGTCAGCAGACCGAAAAACTTGTACAAGCGCAAATTCAAGGCGCTAAAGGTACTTCTAAATCCAATGCTGCGATCGGTGAAGCCGCAAGCGCACTAAATCCATTTATCCAGAATGTAAAAAATATTGCTGAAAAATTAACCAATTCAGGCAAAAACTCTGGATATCAAGGATATAAAATCAACCCAATTACTAAAAATCCAAATAAGGAGAAAAAACACAATGCGAAAGATTATTGAGCGACGTCCAAACGGGACTAAACGGGTAGCTACTGCACCCTCAGAAGAACCATCACTAACACAACAACAATTTGCAAAAGATTGCGACGTCAATCTTATTATTGCAAAATATAAAAAAACTGGTTCTGTAACTCATATCAGAAACGGTTCTCAGGGCGTCTATGCTGACTTGGCTGACATGCCATCTTATCAGGAAGCTCTTCAACATATTATAAACGCCCAACAAGCATTCGGCGATCTACCTGCGCAGACACGAGCACGATTCGCCAATGATCCTCAACAACTTATCGACTTTCTTAAAGATCCTCAAAATGTCGAAGAATCTATTAAACTTGGTTTACGAGTTAAACCTGAAGTTAAAAAAGATCCAGTTCTCGAAACACTTCAATCTATTGATACAAATCTAAAATCCCAAAATCCTAAATCCTAAACAAACTCCCGGGCCTTAGTACGCTAAGGTCCGGAAATCTTCCACTTACTCACAAACAATGCCCAAATCAGTGCATATCTAAACGAACGA